TGCTTTTAACGTTATAAATGATCTAAGATAGATGCAGGTACTACAGTTGTACATAGAAGGAGAGAGAGTAGACTTATTTAAAGATGAATCAGTAACTATTACGCAAACTATTCAAAATGTTAAAGACATTGCAAAAGTATTTACGGACTTTACTAAGACTTTTAGCCTTCCTGCTTCTAAGCTTAATAATAAAATATTTAAGCATTATTACAACTACGATATAGATAATGGTTACGATGCTAGAAAGAAAAAGACAGCTAAATTAGAACTAAATAACAAAGCATTCAGGAAAGGTAAGATTAGATTAGATGGGGTAATGTTAAAAGATGGAAAGCCTCATACTTACAAAGTTACCTTCTATGGAAACACAGTAGATTTAAAAGACTTATTAGGAGAGGACACCCTAAGCTCATTAGACTGGCTAGATAATTTTAACAATGACTACAATGCAACTGAAGTTAGATCAGCTTTAACAGGAGGTATAGATAAAACTGTAGATAGCGTTACTTATACAGATGCTTTAGTAGCTCCATTAATATCTCACACTACTCGACTCTATTATGATAGTTCTATACCATCAGCTGGGAGTGGAAACTTGCACCCTAATAGCACTACTATGCAGGGTGTGTTTTATGGAGAGCTTAAATATGCTATTCCTGTACATATCATTATAAAGGCAATAGAGCAGACTTATGGCATAACATTCTCTACAGATTTCTTTAATTCTACAAATGATCCATATTACAAGCTGTATATGTGGCTTCATAGAAAAAAGGGTAGTGCTTTTGATGAGGGAGATCCTGTTACAACTTTAGTAGATGGCTTTCCTGCTGATACATATCCTTTAACTGTCACAGGAGTTTTTTGTAATGGATCTGCTTTTCAAGTTTTTGGAATGACATCCTCTTCTCAGCTTGCTTATTCTTTAACAGTCAACACTACTACTACAGATGACTACTCTATAATTATTAAAAAAGATGGAGTAATATATAAACAAGAAAACGTAATAGGAGGAGGTACAGGACTTATAACAGGGTATCTCACTAACTCTTCTACAGGGTATCAGGTATTCTTATATACTACTTCTGCTATAAACTTCTCTTCAGTAGATATGTTTGTTAGCAATACTTTCACAGGGGAAAGCAAAACATATAGCACAGGAGCTTTTAGCAGTACTACTACACAGAACTTTATTATCACAGAGCAAATACCTAAGATGAAAGTTCTTGACTTTCTCACAGGGTTATTTAAGATGTTTAATCTTACTGCTTACTATGAAGATGAGATAGTTGTTGTAAAAACCTTAGATAATTACTATGCAGATTCTACAACCATAAGAGATATCAGCGACTATGTAGCTGTAGGTGATAGTAATGTAGATATAGCGCTGCCTTTTAAAGAAGTAGATTTTGGATATGAAGGCTTAGGAACTAAACTAGCAATACAACACCAGCAGGTAAACAATGTAGAATGGGGTACTGTAGAATACAAGGGAGATGACAATTACGATGCAGGAGGAGAGATTTATAGCGTAAAAGCACCATTTGAGCATCTTAAATATGAAAGACTTATAGATGGATCTGGAAGTACATTAAAAACAGTACAGGTAGGATGGTTTGTAGATGACAACAATGATCCTTACTTTGGCAAACCTTTGTTATTCTATCCTGTATCTATAACAGGAGATAGTATTAGATTCTTAAATGATACAATAAGCAGCTATACAGATATTAGCACTTATTTCATACCTTCAAACAGCACTATAGTTGACTCAGCAACAGATGACTCAAATATAAACTTTAACTTAGAGGTTAATGAATATACACTAGACACTTCTTTTGAGGGAACTCTATTTGAGAACTATTACAAAACATATATAGAAGAGATCTTTAATACTAAGCTAAGACTAACAAAAGTCAAAGCTTATTTGCCTATCAACTTCTTACTTAATTACACTCTAGCAGACAAAGTACAAATACTAGATAGAGTTTACAAAATTAACAGCATTGAGAGTAACCTAGAAACAGGAGAGAGTAATTTAGAGTTATTAAATTTAATTTCAGTTGCTACAGTAGTACCTACGCCTACACCGACTCCAACACCGACACCTACTCCAGTACCAACTCCTACTCCTACTCCCACTCCTGTGCCTACAGCACCTCCTACACCAACACCCACACCAACTCCTACGCCCACGCCTACGCCAACACCTGTACCCACAGCGCCAACTCCTACCCCTACACCAACACCAACGCCTGTGCCTACAGCTCCAACTTGTACAGCTATATTGTTAAAATATAGTAACGTAGGAGGTAATAATGCTTGTCTGGAAGGTAGCACTATATACTATGCAGATGGATCTAGTTTCTGTTCTATTAATAGTATTTATACAGACTCTAATTGTACAACAGCTGCTCCTATAGGATACTATTCAGATGGATCAAATTATAGATATTGGAATCAGGCTTCTTTATTAGGGTGTCAGTCTTGTTCTCCAACGCCTACCCCTACCCCTACTCCTACTCCAGTTCCAACAGCGCCTACAACTTACTATGCTAGATTTATAGAGTGTGATGCGCCTAGTGGAGCGATTATACAGGTAAGTGATACAAGTCCAATATCTACAAGCGTTATCTTAAAAGATAATAATATATGTTTTGAGTATTACGATGGAGGAGGTACAGGAGTTGATGGAGATATAGATACATTTGCACAATATTCTAGCTGTTCGGAGTGTGAAGGTAGTGTGCCTACTCCTACGCCTACGCCAGTTCCTACGGCACTTTGTAATAGCGCTTCTTTATATGTTTCTACTGTATCAGCAGAGGATGCTTATTGTACTCAGACAGTCACTAGAACTGTTTACCATAATGGATCTACTTTCGCAAACGCAACAGAGGTATATGGATTTGACTCTACCTGCGGTACATTATTAACTAGTGCAAGATGGTATAGTGATGGATCAAATACTTGGTATTGGAGTGGATCTACATTATCTTTAATATCTAATCCTAGCTGTCCGTAATATGGAATACACAAATAAAGACCAAATACCTAGATTAACAGAGAAAGGTTTTCAGATAGTCAAATGTCCTCAAGACACTTGGGAATTGATAATGGATGCTTATAGATTATTAAAGCCAACAGAACAAGAGGAGAAATTTCAGGGTAAAGACTATTACATAAAAGGAGGAGAGACAAATCTTTTAGATTTTGGTCAACTGCCTAATGTTAGGAAAAGAATACACAATGATCTACATAAGTTGCACGAGGATTGGTGTGGAAGAGAATTAGATCCTAGTTTTATTTATGGTATAAGATCTTATAAAAAGGGTGCTACTTTAAAACTACATACAGATGTTGTCACTACTCATCACATTGCTTCTATTATAATTGTAGAAAAGGATTTAAGATGTGGATGCAAAAACAAAAGATATGCAGATGACTGGGCTTTAGATTTTCAGACTCACGATGGAGAGTGGCATAAGGTCTATGCAGAAGCAGGAGATATGATAATGTACGAAAGCGCAATATGTGAACACGGAAGAACAGAGCCTTTTGGAGGTAACTTTTTTAATAACTTCTATGTACATTATAAATTTAAAGAATGATCACTATTCCTGTAGCTGTAGCAAATGAATGGTTTAGAAAGCAGATAGATTTTTTTGAGTTCCAACACTATGAAGTCTATGGCAAAGAAGCTATAAATAAAGCTATCATTCCTATAGTCAAAAGAAACTACATAGAAGAGCCTATTAAGGAAGATGTAGACTGGAACTTAAAGCTGCCTTATAAGATGGTAGATTCTATTTTAGATTTATACAGCTTAGATAAAAACTGGCTAATTCCTACAAATGTTTTTACAGCAGCTAAACAAATTATAGAGGACTTGCCTGATAATGAAGTCGTAGAAATAATAGACTCAGACTTAGTACACTTAAAAAGATATGAAGCAGTAGAGCCAAACTTTGATGAGGTTATAGCAGATGCTTTTTATGAGGACTGGCATTTAAAAACTTCTACAAGAGAAAGCCAAAACTTTCACGTTATTAGAAAATATCTAAAACACAATATCTTTAAGTATATGAATGGTGGGTTTAATGTTATAGCCAGAGTAGGTACAATGAAAGCTATAATAGACGAAATCATAGAGGTAAGTATTAGAATTTGCTTTGAGCAAAAGGGAAATAATCATAGCTGGTGGCAGGCTATGTATGGTCTTAATGTAGCTTGTCACAATAATAAGATAAAAATGATCGATGGTAAAAACTGCTACTACCCTAACATCAACAAACTAAGAAGCGAGCATCACATAGCACACTATTGCTGTGATAGTTTTATGGATAAAAGAAACATAAACAACTTAGAGCCTGAGAAGTTCCCCAACAATATATTTTACAATCAAGCTAAGAAATGGTTAAAGAGTGTTTAGTTTTAGCTCATAGTGAAGATGCAAAGACTAGCAAAATGCTTGTTGATTGTGTTGCAGCTTTAAAGAAGCAAGGTTTTAGGGTTATAGTAACAGATCATTTTATAAACAAGGAAGCCTACGATATAGCTGATGCTTATGTATATAATTATGATAATCCTATTCTAAGACCTGAGCAATATAGACAGTACAATCTTAATCACATAACAGAGATAGCAGTAAATGGGTATAAAGTTTGGAATCCTGTTACAACTTTTGTAGCATATGCTATAATAGAGTTGATTAAAAAAGGATTTGAAGCAGTTAAGACGAACAAGTGTCTAGTGCTAAATTATGATTGGCATATAAAAGGTAACATTGATAATCTTTTTGAATATGATACAGATGGAGTCTTTTTTAAATATGCAGACAACAAGTCTTACTACACTTCTATTTTTTTAGCTAATAAAAGGCTTGTAAGCAACTTAAATAAAATAAATAGTATAGAGGACTATGCTGAGAATTTAAAGTACTTAGAGTGGTTTTTTTACGACTTGTATCAAGACAAGAATATAACAGTATTAGACAATCCTCCTTTAGAAAAGTTTAATCACGATCTTAGTTACAGAGTCTCAAATGTAAAAACAAATAATAAGTTTTATAAAACAGGAGAAAATAGCGTTATATATATAGATGGAAATAAAGTAAGCCAATATACTTTGCATAACCACTATAGAATATTTGATGGAGACAAAGAGTTATTTGTAAATCTAGGAAAGGATTATTTTAAATATCATACTGCTAAAAAATGTTAGAGAATATATTAGAAGTGCTAGGCACAGCAAAAGGAGAAACAGAGCATATAAGAATAGCACAAGGTAAATATGCTTTACCTGATACTTTTAAAGGAGCATTTAAACAAATTAAAAAAGAAATAAAATGGCAAAAACCTACTCAGCGGAATATGTAACTAAGCTTAAATTAGATTACAAAGAAGCTACTAAAAATTTAGACGAATTTCAGAAGGAATATGCTAAACTAGAAAAGCAAGTACAGGATCAAAATAACGCTACTTCTAAAAGCATTAAGAATATTGAGAAATCTTCAAGTTCAGCGGCTAAAGGAATCAAAGGCATTGGTAATGCTATAAAAGCAGCAGGTATTGGATTAGCTATTGCAGCATTTGCTAAGCTCACAGAAGTATTTAATCAAAACCAAAAAGTAGCTGACTTTTTTAATACTACTTTTGAGGTTCTTAGTTTAACCTTTAATGACTTTTTTAATTTCTTACAAAGAAACATTGGAGCAGTTAGTGGCTATTTTAAAGCAATATTTGAAGATCCTATACAATCTATAAAAGATTTTAGCTCTGCTATATATGATGGCATTGTGGCTAGATTAAAACAAGGATTAGAGGCTTTAGGAATGTTTGGTAGTGCTGCTATAAAGTTTTTTGCAGGAGATTTTGCTGGAGCTTTTCAAACAGCTAAAGATGCTTCTAAGGAATTATTTGATGTAGTTACAGGAGAAGATGGTGGTTATGAGAAAATAAAAGAATCTGTTAAAGGCGCTGTACAAGGAATAAAAGAATACGCTAAAAGCACTATTGATACTGCTACGTCTATGGTCGAGTTAAACAAACAGGCTAGGCTAAATGAAGTAATAAATCAAGGATTAATAGAAAAGTACGATAGGCAAGCGGAACAATTAAGACAAATAAGAGACGATGAAGCTAATACTATACAAGAAAGAATAGCAGCAAATGAAGAACTAGGAAGAGTTTTAGACGAGCAAGAAAAGAAGATGCTTGAAAATGCACAGGCTAGAATTTTAGCAGCAGAATTAGAACTATCTAAGAATCGAGATAATATAGATGCTCAAATAGAGTATCAAGAAGCGCTAAATGAAAGAGCTGCAATAGAAGCTCAAATAGAGGGCTTTCGCTCTGAGCAGCTAATGAATAGAATGTCTTTGCAAAAAGAGCTTAGCGATATGACTAAAGAAGATGCTGTAGAAGAAGCTGAGGTGTTTGAATGGACTCAAGAGGCTAAAAATGAAGCAATCCAACAAGGAGTAGCAGGTGCTGTAGCTTTAGTAGGGGAAAATTCTAAGTTTGCCAAAGGAATAGCAATAGCAAATGCAATTAGAGATACATATGCTGGAGCATCTAAAGCCTTAGCACAAGGAGGAATATTTGGAACTATTGCAGCAGCAGGCGTAATAGCATCAGGATTAGCAAATGTAAGAGCAATTACACAAACAGAAGATCCAGCAGCTCCTTCTTATGCGTCTTATTCAGGAGGCGGAGCTAATATTACGCCACCAACAGTAGAAGCACAAGCACCTGATTTTAATGTAGTGGGAGTGGGAAGTACAAATCAGTTAGCAGATGCTATAGCAGGGCAACAAGCTAAGCCACAAAGAGCTTATGTAGTTAGTAACGATGTTACAACAGCGCAAGGGCTAGAAAGAAACATAGTAGAAGGTGCTAGTATTTAAAATGCAAATTAATTTAAGATAAGCGTTATATAATTATGAGAATCGTAGAACTAATCTTAGACGAAGAACAAGAAGCAGCAGGAATCGAAGCTATAAGCGTAGTAGAAAATCCAGCAATAGAAGAGGACTTTGTTGCTCTTAAAGCAGAAGAGATAAAACTAGCTGAAGTATCAAGTGAGAAAAAGATTCTTATGGGCGCTTTATTGATACCTAACAAGCCCATATACAGACGTTCAGGAGAAGATGAATACTATATATACTTTTCTAAAGATACTGTCTTAAAAGCCTCTCAAATGTATTTAATGAAAGGTAACCAAAATAACTCAACACTAGAGCATCAATACGAACTATCAGGACTTAGCTTAGTAGAGTCTTGGATAGTAGAAGATGAAGTACACGATAAAAGTAGAAAGTATGAGATGAATGTTCCTATTGGCACTTGGATGGGTACTGTTAAAGTTAACAATGATGAAGTTTGGGAAAAGTTTGTCAAGACAGGAAAAGTAAAAGGCTTCTCTATTGAGGGTTACTTTGCAGATAAAATGGAAAGACCTCAAGACAATGTAGGAATGAGCAAAGAAGAATTAGAAGCACAAGACGTTATAAATAAACTTACAGATTTACTAAAAAATTAAATTACTATATTACTATGAAACCAGAACTACAAAAAATCTTTACAAAGCTATCTAAAGAACAAACTCAAAGAGTTGATTTATCAGTAATTGATGATGCAAAAAAAGTTGTAAGAGAGGCAGGAGATGAAATTGATTTTGTTGATCAATTACAAAATGAAATTATGTCAAAGCTACAGCAAATAAACAAACTTGGAGCAGACATAAAACAATCAATAAAGGGTTTAGATAATGCTAAAGGTTATAAATCTGAAATAAGAAATGCTATGAAGCAAATTCAAAAAGCCGCAGGAGAATTAGGTGCTGATTACAAGAATATTCGAGAATGGAAATTATTAGATGCTTCAATAGATATTATAGCAGATTTAGAAGATGATAACAAAAGAATCAAACAAGATGCTAAAAAATTTATAAGTTAAAAACACTATAAATTAAATAAACTCTAAAAACACAGCAAGCTAATAGCTAAGATTCAAATATCTTATGATAAAAAACACTTCATATAAAGTACAGGCAGACGTAGACTCTGAGGATGTAAGACTGCAATACAAAATAGAGGAGGGTGCTTATGTAACTACTTCTACTGGAGTGTGGACTGTTTGGAATGGGGAATGGAGAAAGATATATCCTCAATCAGGAGCAGGATCAGGATTAGGATGGGCTAGATACGATGACTCTATTTATACATCTTCAAACAAGCTGACTTTAGTAGATGGTATTACAGTAAGCCTACCTAATAATGCAGCAAGTGTTTACAGAAGCTACACAGGAGTTGATTATTATAACGGAACTAGAATCCTAGCAGATAACGAGAATGATACTTATGTAATGACTGTTGTTTTTAAGTACTCTGCTCCTAATGCTAATCAAACTCATATAGATTTACAGTTTGAAGGTGGCAATGGAACTCCTTATGATAGAATAAGAGGAGAGGCTACATTCCCAAAAGGCAACGATGTAGAACACGACTACCATCAGGTCTTTCAATATTATGCAGATGCAGACTTTGTTACTAATGGCTCTTATTGGCAAATAACAGCTACTGGTGGCTCTGCTACTGTATGGGATATTATTTACTTCATTCAAAAAACTCAAAGCTATGCGTAAATGGTGGAAAACTCCTAGTAGAACAAGTCCTAAGAACAGTACAAGAGGATGCCTATGTAAAGACACTAACACCTATTCAAGAAAGTGCTGTGATGGATCTCTATGGGCGCAAGGTATAGGTAAAATCTATGGAACTGATTGAAAATGCAAAATACAAATCAATAAACGTTATATATATATGAAAAACCCAACAGAAATGCTAAAGGAAATCAAAAACATTCTAGGCATTGAGTTATCGGAAGATGCGAAAGAGCAGGAAGCTACTGTAGAGACTGTAGAAGCTAACTTGGAAGCAGAGGAAGCCACAAAAGTGGAATTGGCTCAAGCAAAACTAGAAAACGGAACTGTATTGGAAGCTGAGGCTTTTGAAGCAGGAAATGAAATCTTCATTGTAACAGAAGATGATAAAGTAGCTGTACCAGTAGGGGATTATACTATGGAAGATGGTAAAATTCTAGTGGTGGCAGAAGAGGGCATAATCGGAGAAATCAAAGAAGCAGAAGCAGAAGAAGAAGTTGAAGCTGCTGAAGAGGAGATGAGTTATGCAACTAAAGAAGAGTTAGCTGAGGTTAAATCAATGATTGAAGAAATCAAAGCTATGATCAAAGAAAAAGAGGAAATGGCTGCTGTAGAAGCAGAAGTAAAAGCTGAAGAGGAAGAGCAACTTAAAGAAGAGCTTTCTAAGCCAGCTGCTGCTCCTTTAAAGCACAATCCTGAAAAAGAAACAGAAACTAACAAAGTCTTGTTTAGCCAAAAAAGAGCTACAAGCACTCGAGATAGAGTATTACAAAAAATTGCAAACCTAAAATAATAAACATATAAAATGGCAACTACAACTAGTATTACAACAACATACGCTGGCGAATTTGCAGGGAAGTACATTTCAGCAGCGTTATTATCTTCTCCAACTCTAGAGCAGGGGAATATCGAAATCAAACCTAATGTAAAATACAAAGAGGTTATCAAAAAAGTAGCAACTGACTCAAACGTAATCAAAGATGCTTCTTGTGATTTTACTGATACAGCTACAATCACTCTTACTGAGAGAATCCTTCAGCCAGAAGAGTTTCAAGTTAACCTAGAGCTTTGTAAGCAAGACTTTGTTTCTGACTGGGAAGCAGTACAAATGGGTTATTCTGCATTTGACAATCTACCTCCTAAATTTAGCGACTTCTTAATCGGTCACGTTGCAGGATTAGTAGCAGAGAAAAACGAGCAAAACATCTGGTCTGGTGTTACTGCTAACGCTGGAGAGTTTGATGGATTCACTACTCTTATGGCAGCTGATGCTGATGTAAACGATGCAGCTAATGGCTCAGAAACTTCTTTTACTAGCTCTAACATTGTTACTTTGCTAGAAAACGTAGTAGACGCTTTACCTAGCGCTGTATATGGAAAAGAAGATTTAAACATCTATGTACCTACTGCTGCTTGGCAAGCTTATATCCGCCACTTAGGAGGATTCGCTGCTAATGGAGTTGGTGGTGCTGGTACAGATAGCAGAGGCGCACAATGGTACAATATGGGCAACGCTCTTTCTTTTGATGGAATTAAATTAGTTTTAGCTCCAGGTATGCCTTCAGATCACATTGTAGCAGGTCAAAAATCTAACCTTTACTTTGGTACAGGATTACTCTCTGATCATCAAGAAGTAAAAATCTTAGATATGGCAGACCTTGATGGATCTCAAAATGTTAGAGTTGTGATGAGATTTACAGGTGGAGTACAGTATGGAATCGGTTCAGACCTAGCTTTACTAACTCTAGCTTAATAAAAATAATTGTCTAATATAAAGGGTGGGTTAGGAAGATTCCTGCCTACCCTTTTTTAATACTAAAAAAATAATATGGCTTGTGCTTTAACATCAGGAAGATCGCTACCTTGTAAGTCGGCTGTAGGTGGACTGAAAACAGTTTACTTTGCAGATTACGGAACTTTAGGTACAGCTACCATTGCTTCAGGAGAGATTACAGCCTTAGCAGGAACGCCTACTTGGTATCAGTATGATATTAAAGGTAATTCTAGCTTAGAGACTACAATCAACTCTTCAAGAGAGAATGGTACTACTTTTTATACACAGACTCTTAATATGACTTTGACTTACTTAGATAAGTCTACTCAAGAGGAAATCAAATTGCTAGCAGCAGCTAGACCACATATCGCTATCGAGGATTACAATGGAAACTTTTTCCTAGTAGGACTAGAACACGGAGCTGAAGTTACAGGCGGTACTGTAGTTTCAGGAGCAGCGATGGGAGACCTTTCAGGGTTCACTTTGACATTTGAAGCTATGGAGACATCTCCAGCATACTTTGTTACTTCTACAGTAATTACAGACGATGCTTCAGGCACTCAAATTGATCCTGACGCATAATTTTTGTTTGATAGGAGAAAGAGAGGGTGGCTATTGCTACCCTTTTTTTTTACATCTATGCAAAATAATTGCTTTTTAGCGTTATATATGTATGAAGATACTTTCTACTAGCACAGCAGAGCAATCTATTAGATTTACTCCTAGAGATTATGTTCAAAGTGCTACGCTTTATTTAAGAGATACTAGTACAAATGTTACTACTGATCAAGTTGTAACTTTTACTCAGGAAAAAGATGAGCTTATCTATACAGGAACTTTTGAACTTATAGAAGGCAGGTTCTATGATATAGACTTTGTTGTAGATCCTAATTTATTTGAACAAAATGCAATAGTTTGGGAATTGAACTCAGATTTATGGAATGCTTCTCAGGGCGCTTCCCTGTCTCTGTATAAAGATAAAATATTTTGTACTGATCAAACCTTAGATCAAACAGAGGATGAGTACTACAGCGTAAACAAGGATGTATATGTTACAGAGAATACATACGATAATGAGTACATAATAATATGAAAAAAATAAAGAATTATAGACCTGCTCCAAAGCCTAAAACACCTTCTGAGGTACACTTAGTTAATCTAAGCACTTACACTTCGCCTAAGATTAAGGAGGTTAAAAATAAAGAGTGGATTTCTTATGGAGATGATAACAATTACTATCAGTTTTTAATTGATAGATATAATGGATCTCCTACAAATAACGCTGCTATCAATGGCTTATCAGAAATGATATATGGTAAAGGGTTAGATGCTACAGATTCTAGTAGAAAGCCTGATCAATATGCACAAGCTATTTCTTTATTAAAAAAAGATTGTGTTAGAAAGTTAGCTTTTGATCTAAAGCTTATGGGTAGCTGTGCAATGCAAATTATCTACTCTAAAGATAGAACTAAAATAGCACAGGTAGAACATTTCCCTATTGAAACTCTAAGAGCTGAAAAATGCAATGAAGAGGGAGATATAGAAGCATACTACTATCATAAAGACTGGTCTAATATTAAACCTAGTGAAGATCCTAAGAGAATACCTTGCTTTGGTTATAGCAAAGAGTCAATAGAGATATATGTAGTTAAACCTTACAGAGCAGGATTCTATTACTACTCTCCTGTTGACTATCAAGGAGGTTTGCAATATAGTGAGCTAGAAGAGGAAATTAGCAACTATCACTTAAATAACATTATGAATGGGCTAGCGCCTAGTATGCTAATTAACTTTAACAATGGAGTTCCTAATGAGGAGCAAAGAAGATTAATAGAGCAGAGAATCTATGAGAAGTTTTCAGGGAGTTCTAATGCTGGTAAGTTTATTCTAAGCTTTAATGACAATACAGACTCTCAGGCTAACATTGAGCCAGTTCAACTCTCAGATGCTCACAATCAGTACCAATTCCTCTCAGACGAGAGTGCTAGAAAGATCCTAGTAAGCCATAGAATCGTTTCTCCTATGCTTTTAGGCATAAAGGATAACACAGGGCTAGGAAACAATGCAGACGAGCTTAAAACAGCTTCTATATTAATGGATAATACTGTTATAAGACCTTTTCAAACTTTGCTTATAGATGCTTTTGATCAAATCTTAGCTTATAATGGTATTGCTCTTAATTTATACTTCAAAACTTTACAGCCTTTAGAATTTACAGACTTAGAAAATGTACAGGATTCTGAAACACAAGAAGAGGAGACTGGAGTAAAGATGAGTAAACAACAGCCTGAGGCTACTGAGGAGCTTGCAGACTTATTAGATGAATTTGGAGAAGAAGAGGACTTAGAAAACTGGGTTTTAGTAGACGAAAGAGAGGTGGATTACGATCAAGAAGAAGTTTTAGACAAAATGATAGGACTAGCTTCTACAGGAATTGCTAGACCAAATGCAAAGAGTGAGCAGGATGGAGAAGAGAATAATCTAAAATTTAAAGTAAGATACCAATATGCACCACTAAGGACTTCAGATAACTCAAGAGAGTTTTGTCAAAAGATGGTAGCTGCTAAAAAGATTTATAGAAAAGAGGATATTCAAGCTATGAGTCAAAAAGCAGTTAATGCAGGCTGGGGTGCTAATGGAGCTGCTACTTATGATATTTGGCTATACAAAGGAGGAGGAGACTGTCACCATTTTTGGATGCGTAAAACCTATATGGCAAAAGATGTTAATCCTGATGCCACTAATCCTAATGCTGAGATAAGCGTCAATAAGGCAAAAAAGGAAGGCTTCACTCCTGAAGTAAACGATCCTAAAGTAGCTAAGAGACCAAAGGATATGAAAAATAGAGGATTTTTAAAACCTAGAGGATAATGGCTACAGCACTATTTATAACTAGAACAGACTTAGTAAGAAACAGCATCTTAGATGGAAATGTAGATACTGATAAGTTTATACAATTCATTAAGATAGCTCAAGAAATACATATTAAAAACTATCTAGGAACTGATTTGTATGATAAAATCAGCAATGATATTCTAGCAAATAACTTAACAGGAGATTATTTAGAATTAGTAAATAAATATGTACAGCCAATGCTTATACACTTTGCTATGGTAGATTATTTGCCTTTTGCTTCTATTACAATTAAGAATGGAGGAGTATTTAAGCATACAAGTGAGACAGCAGAATCTGTTAGCAAAGAAGAAATAGATTTTCTAGCTAAAAAAGAAATGGATATAGCTGAATACTATACTAGAAGATTCATTGATTATATGAGCTTTAATCAGGCTAAGTTTCCTGAATATACATCTAACACGAATGACGATGTAAGCCCTAGTTACGATGCTAACTTTAATGGATGGGTTTTATGAAGTATAAGCCAAAGCAGAACAATGTTACAAAATTAAAACAGTATTTAAAGAAAAAAATAAACAATGGCAACACTAACAGGAAAAACAATAAAGGACACCTATAAGTCGCTAATTAAGGTTAATGATAATGAAGAGCTTGCAGCTTCTCTACAGGAAATAACTGATGGGAATGGAAATGGCTCAGGAATTAGCCTTAATACAGAGGGAGACTTAAAAGCTACAGGTACTGTAGAGTTCGGTTCTTTAAAAGATACTGCTGAGGATATTACAATATCTAAAATAGTAGATGAGGCAGATGGGATTGCTAGTAATGATAATGATACATCTATTCCTACTAGTGCTGCTGTAAAAGATTATGTAGATACTAATGTAACAGCTCAGGACTTAGATTTTACTGGAGATACTGGCACAGGTGCTGTAGATTTAGATAGTCAATCATTAAGTTTGGCTGGAGCTAATGGTATAGCAACAACAGCAAGCGGTCAAACAATTACTATAGACGCATCTTCTTTAAATACTAGATTAACTACTGCTGAAACTGATATAGATACAAATACATCAAACATTACAGCTGAAGAAACAGCTAGAGCAGCAGCTGATACAACACTACAAAATAACATTGATGCAGAAGCTTCTACTAGAGCTAGTGCTGATAGTACTTTGCAATCTAATATCGATGCAGAGGCTAGCACAAGGTCTAGTGCAGATACTAATCTACAAACTCAGATTACTTCTAATGATACAGATATCTCAGCCCTAGATACTAGACTAACAACAGCAGAAACAAACATTTCTTCAAATGATACCGATATTACTGGGCTTGACACTAGACTCACTACAGCGGAAAGTAACATCTCAGCCAATGATACTGATATTGCTACAAATGCTGCAAATATTTCAACTAACACTACTAACATTGCTGGCAATACTACTGACATTGCTACAAACGCTGCTAATATCTCTAGCAACGATACTGACATAGCAGGACTCGATACGAGATTAACAACAGCTGAATCTAATATAACAAGCAATGATACTGACATAAGCAACTTACAAAGTAGTAAGCAGGACATAAGTGAAAAAGGACAAGCGAATGGTTATGTACCTTTAGATTCTAGTACCAAAATTGCTACTACTTATTTACCTAGTTCAATTATAGGTCAAGTTGAATATCAGGGAACTTGGGATGCTAGCACTAATACGCCAACGCTACCAACAGCTAGCACAGTTAAAGGTCACTACTATGTAGTTTCTACAGCAGGAACTTATTTGAGTATTAATTATGAAATTGGAGACTGGGTTATCTCTAATGGCACAGACTGGGAAAAAGTAGATAATACTGATTCAGTTAGCTCTGTGTTTGGTAGAACAGGAGCTATTACAGCTAGCTCTACAGATTACTCTAGCTTCTACCCTTCTATAAGTGATTTATCAGCTGAGACTAGCGCCAGAATTAGTGCGGACTCTGGTTTAGATACGAGGTTAAGTACAGCAGAAACAAAGCTAGCTACAATAGAAGTAAATGCAGATGTAACAGACGCAACAAATGTAGCAGCAGCAGGAGCTTTAATGAGTGGCACAGCTGTTCTAAGTGATCTAAACGATGTGGCTAGTACAAGCCCTTCAGATGGTCAAATACTAACTTATGATACTGTTAATGGGTGGCAGCCTGAAACTCCAGCAGAAGGAGACACTTATACAATAGGAACTTCTACAAATGGATCTAGCGTAGATGTAAACTTAGATGCTTCAGTAGGCTCAGACAGTAATATTACATTGACTCCTAGCACAGGTCTTAGTATTACACAGGCGGCAGATGTGGTTACTATAACAAACACAGCTCCTGATCAAACTGTTAGCTTAACTGCTAGCACAGGAATATCTGTTACAGGATCATATCCTAATTTTACAGTAGAAAATACTTCGCCAGATCAAACTGTAGCTATTACAGGAGGTACAAATATTAGTGTAAGCGGAACATATCCATCTTTTACTGTAAATAATGATATCACATCAACTGATGACTTAGCAGAAGGTGTTACTAATTTATATAACCAAACACATACAGGAGATGTAACAGGATCAACAGCTTTAACTATTGCTACTGATGCAGTAACTACAACTAAGATACTAAATAACAATGTAACAGCAGCTAAAATAGAAGATAACATACAATTAGATGGTACAGAAAGCGTAGGAATACCTGCTGGTACTACAGCAGAAAGACCTAGCGTGCCTGCTGCTGGTATGTTTAGATACAATACAGAGACTGATGAATTTGAAGGATATACTACAGAGTGGGGTGCTATTGGAGGCGGTGGAGCTACAATTTATGTAGATAATTTTACAGGAGACAATACTACAGTAAACTTTACAGCTTCACAATCCATTGATATTGAAAATAACACTCAAATCTATATTGATGGAGTTTATCAATCAAAAAGCAACTATACTACTTCAGGAACTACTATAACATTTAGTACAGCGCCTGCAACAGGAGCCTCTATTGAAGTGATTCACGTTAAGGCAGTAGCTCTTACTACTGTAGCTGATGGATCTATAACAAATGCTAAGATGGCAGCTGACTCTATTGATTCAGATCAGTATGTTGATGGAAGCATAGACACAGTACATTTATCGGATAACTCTGTTACATATGATAAATTAGGAGTAAGATTTACGGATAAACAAGACATAACAGCTACAAGCGGTACAATTAATTTAGATACTTCTCTTTATTCTATATTTGAAATAACTTCTGCTTTGACAGGAGCTACTACTTTAAATATGCAAAACTTTAAAAAAGGGCAAGTGATTGACATTCTTGTGACTGGTGCGCAAACCATTACAATGGCTGATGACTTTACAACTTCTACAATAAATCAGGCTGGAAGCGGTGTTTACGATGGTACTGCTTCAAATCATATTCAAGTTGTATGTATTGATGATAATGATTCAGATGCAATATTGATTTATTCTGTTGCTACATACACAAGTGATACTGATCCATCTTAAAAAAATAAACAATGAAAGGAATAAATATAAACGGAAAAATCAAAATCTACAGCTCAGTTCCCAAAACTTGGGGTAATATTCTTGGAGTAAATTATATGAGCGAACAAGAGTTAAAGAGCATTGGTTTTTACGATGTTGTAACTCCAAATACAAAACAATCTGAAAAACTTGGAGACATATATTTTGATGCAGATGCTGAAGTATTTACATACCCAGTTGAGTCGAGAACATATACCCAGACTATTGCTGAATTAAAAGAACAAAAGATTGAAAACCTTAAATCAATCTACAATTCAAAACTTGCAGTAACTGACTGGTATATTATTAGAGAGTCTGAAACAGGTGTTGTTACTCCTGATTCAATTAAATATGAAAGAGCTAATTTAAGAAATGAAGCAAATGATAAGGAGGCAGAAATAAATGCTTTAACAACAAAGGCAAGTGTAATTGATTACGAACTTCCAAACTTATAAGAATGGGATTAAATAAAAGACTTATTGATCAAGCTGGTGGCGGTGGTGGTGACGATGGTAAATACATCGTAGCGGTTCAAAATGGCGCATCATTGAAATATTCAGATGATTATGGGGCTACTTTTACTAATAAAACAGGGGTAATATATTCTACTGCGGTCGGAATAAGTGGCGATGGTCAATACATTATGTATGGTCAATCTTCTGGAGTATTAAAATTATCAGCAAATGGAGGTAGTTTTAATACAGTAAGTGGATCACCAGTTAAGGCTTGGAACAATATTGTAATATCTGCAACTGGTCAATATATGCTTGCTTCTTCAACAGGTGGGATTTATTATTCAACAAATTATGGTTCAAGTTTTAGCGTGTTAAGTTTTTCAGATTTTAGGAGTGCTAATATGGGAACTGACGGACTATATCAAATTGCTGGTCGTGCATCAAATTCACTTTGGAAAACTTCAGATGCTTGGACAAATCAAGATATTTATTCTGGTTTACCTTCAGCTACTTGGGGGAGTGCAGCAGTTTCCGATAATGGGCAATATGTTATTGCGAGTAATTGGACAAGTTGGAACACAATATTTTCAACAAATAGCGGTTCATCTTTTTCAACAATAAATTCTGGGACACCGAGCGCAGTTGGAATTTCTGCGGATGGACAATATGTTACATACGCAAAAAATGGTGGGTATATTTTTGTTTCGTCAAATTATGGTTCTTCTTTTTCACAAAAACACACTTCACAAGCTTATGATAGATGTTTTGTGTCAGCGACAGGTCAATACCAAATTGCATCAACCCAAACAAATGGTAGTTATATAGCGGTTTCGCAAGATTATGGTGCAACTTGGACAAATGCAGCATATAACGGACAGGGATGGGATGATATTCACATTTCAAGAGTGATATAAAAATGAATGATTAGCCTTAACAAAATTAATAACAGAATAAATAAATAATTATGGCAATAACTAAAGTAACAAATTCAGTATTAGCAGATGACTCTGTTTCGTATGAAAAAATAGATGCAGAATTTTCTACTTCATCTTCTTTGACAGCTGCTGCAACTGTTGATATTGATTTCGATGCCGCTCAGATATTTACATTAACACCAAACCAAAACACTACCCTAAATATTACAAATCCTAAAATAGGGATGACAAAATGTTTAGTGTTGACAGGAGGAGGTAGCACTTCTACTCTTAGTTTTACAGTAGGAGGAGCATCAGGCACTTTTAATTTAATAGCTGGGGAATACGATGACACTTCTTCAACAAAGAACTTTATTCAGATTATTTGCGTTAGTGCAACAGAGTTTTGGTATTCAATTTCACAAATAGCGGCTTAATATGTTTGGTCAAAGTTTACAATTTGGAGGTATTGCTGGCGGTGTTGCAGGTATTACATCTTATCTCGTAGTTGGCGGTGGAGGTGCTGGTGCATCTGCTTACAATGATTATGGAAGTGGTGGAGGCGGAGGCGGAGATGCTAAGGTTTCTGCTGAAGGATTCACTTTTACTGAAGGAGTAACTTACACAATAACAGTCGGAGGTGGAGGTTCTGGAAATGGAAGCAATGGAACTTATTCAAGTTTAATTGGAACTGGTTTAAATGTGACTGCAAACGCTGGTACTGCTGCTCAAAATGGTGCGCCATCTTCACCAAAATGGAGATATGGTGGTGATTCCCCAAATTATAGTGGTGGTAATGGTGGTACTCCCCCAGATCCAAATTATCAAACTTACCGAAGAAAAGTAGGCGGAGGAGGAGGTGCTGGTGCATCTGCTGCTGGAGGAAATGGTTCATATAGTTCGGCTGGTGGGGGCGTAGGTGCTGGAGGTGATGGAATATATTCTTCTATTACTGGTACTGAAATAGGATATGCTGGTGGTGCTTATGGCGGAGGTGGATCAGGTTATAGTAGCCGCCCATCAAATTTTGGTGCTGGTTCTTCAAGTTCTAATTATTGCCCTTATGATGGTGGTGCTTGTGGGTCAAACGCTCCTGCAAATCGTGGAGGGGGTGGAGGCGGAACAATGTATTCACAAACTGTCACAACTTATTCGGGCGGTTCAGGTGTTGTTATTTTAAGCATACCAACTTCACAATATTCGGGAACAACAACTGGAAGTCCAACAGTTACAACTTTTGAAGATAATACAATTTTAACATTCACTGGAAGCGGTTCTTATACTCATTAATTATGGCACACTTTGCAAAACTTGACAAAAATAATATTGTGACTGAAGTGATTGTTGTAAACAATGAAGTACTTCTTGAAACAGATGGAACTGAATCCGAACAAAAAGGAAAAGTGTTTTTAAATGAATTATTGGGAAGTGCAACTTGGGTTCAAACTTCTTATAATGGAAATTTCAGAAAACAATATGCTGGAATTGGTTACACTTACGATGAAACAAACGATGTTTTTATCTCGCCACAGCCATTTAATTCTTGGACATTAGACGAAAACTTTGATTGGAAATCGCCAATACCATATCCAACAGATGGACAATTATACGAGTGGAATGAAGAGACGCAAACTTGGGATTTAATAGCTGAACAAGATGACTGATTTAAAAATATATTTAACTAACGCTATAGCATTGGCAATATCAATAACAGAGGTAAATCCTATACTACAGACTATTTCTCTAGTATTGGCTATCCTATATACAATAATCCAAATCACTAAGAAACTAAGACAATGAATATAGATCTAAATGGAGACAAGAAGGCTGATGTTAGTATCAGTATTACACAGATCATTACAATCTTAGCAATGTTTGCTTCCATTGTAGGATCATATTATACTCTTTCAAATAAAATTACTATATTAGAAGAGGAAGTTAATAAATTAAAGTATAACCAAAAAGAGTACACTTGGAAAAATCAAAGAGCTTTAGAGGAGGAAGTTAAATCTATGAAGCTTGAGATGCGAGATTTTATGAAAGATTTAGAGTGGATTCAGAAAAAAAAATAATATGGAAATAATTTACATTGTATTAGCAGTTTTAATTTTAGCTATAATAACTAACATAGCTGCTATTTGGCTAACAAAAAAAGGGATGACTAGAGATGACAATAACAATATGATCCCAGATATCTTAGAAGAAAAATTTTCAGACCTTAAAGACGAGGTAAGCTACAGAGTTGATAGAGTAGGAGAGGAGCTTAAAGATGTATCTAAAGCTATCAAAGAAGTAGGTAACCAGTTAGGAGATGTACCTAAAGCAGTAGCTGGTAAGTCACGAAAAGGAAGAAAGAATGAAGAAAATAAGTGAGCATATTTCTTACAAAGAGGCTACTTATTCAAATACAGCTACAAGGTTAAATATTGAGAATAAGCCTAATGCTGAGCAGCTAGAGAATATGCAAGCTTTAGCAGAAGCTGTTTTTGAGCCTCTCAGAGAGTGGGTAGGAGGAGCTATAAAGATCACAAGCTTTTTTAGAAGTAAAGCATTGAACAGCGTATTTGGTGCTAAGAACTCTGCTCATATGAGTGGGTGCGCTATCGATATAGATGACACCTATGGGCATAAAAAGAATGGGCAAATGTTTAAATACATAAAAGACAATTTAGAGTTTGATACTTTAATATGGGAGTTTGGTAATGATAAGAATCCTGACTGGATACATATAGCTTACTTTACAGATAGAGAGAACAGAGGAAGAGTTCTAAGAGCTGTTAAGATCAACAATCAAACACACTAC